ATGTTGGTTGCCAGCTGACGCATAATGTTGGAGTCCTCCAGGGACTGAATCAGACGGCGGTCATACTCTTCGGGAACCAGATAGCCGCCATCGGCATCCACACCTTCCTGCAGGACGTTGGAGACCCGCTTGAAGTTGGAGCGCATGGCAGCCAGCATATCCTTGGCGTAGGCTTCGGAAGCCCGACCGGTCTTAGGCTCTTCGGCACCGGGGGTGGTGTTCATGGGCTGCCCGGTAATGGGGGTGGTTACGGGCTTTGCCAGCTCGGCATCGATGGCTTCACGCCGCTCCATACGCTTGATTTCATTGGTCAGAGAGGACAGCTCGGACTCCATGCTGGAGTAAGTGGCATCATCCTCTGCGGAAAGGACACCCTTGTCGTTACGATGGGTTTCCAGAAAGCCGTCCATAGTGACCAGAAGTTTGGTGCGCTTATCGCGCATTTCGATAATTGTCATAATGAATACCTCCAAATTAGATGTAATTTTTGATGGTGTTGAGATCAGCTCTGAGCGCATCTACAGAGCGGCCTGCGCGGTCCTGTGCAGCAGGAGGTGCCTGTGGATTCCGGGTGATAGCACATTTGGCTGCAATCTTATCCATGAGGGAATTGACCACATTCACCTTGGAGAACAGCATAGATACCGAAGGAATCTGCATATCCTCAGTGCTGTCGGGACGCTTCATGACTTCATCCGCAAAGCCCAGTTCAACTGCCTTGTTGGCATCCATCCAGGTTTCTGCGTCCATGAGGTGGGACAGCTTCGTCCGGGACATTCCGGTCTTGATTTCGTAGGCGTTGATGATGGAATCCTTAACACTGCCCAGCATCTCGATGGCTTTCTGCATTTCTGCGGTGTTGCCATATGCGACGGTCATGGGGTTGTGGATCATCAGCATGGACACCGGAGACATGAGTACCTTGGTGCCAGCCATAGCAATGACGGACGCAGCAGAAGCGGCAATGCCGTCAATCTTGACTGTGACATTGCCGGGGTAATCCATCAGCATATTGTAAATTTGGGCTGCCGCCACACAGTCGCCGCCTGGGCTGTTGATCCACACGATGATGTCGCCGGAGCCGGAATTCAGCTCGTCTTTGAACAGCTGCGGTGTGACGTCATCGTCATACCAACTCTCTTCGGCGATGGTTCCGTTCAGGTGCAGAATCCGTTCTGCCGGTGTCTGATCCATCTGTGCCTGGTTTGTCCAGTTCCAAAACTTCTTCATTGGTTTCTTCCTCCTTTCCGTCATCGTTGGGGGTATTGGCAAATGCCCCGGCATCCTTAAGCGGGAGCATATTGCCGTTAATGAGATACAGATTGCCGCCTTCTTCGTCGGGAATAAGGTCAAGATTCTCCAGCTCCCGGATATCATTGGCGGACATCCATCCGTTCTGCCGACCGATGGCATAGCCGTTCATGCGGCTCTGGTAATCACCACGGAGCAGACCCTCCACATTGAATTTGGCAAAGTAAGTTTTCTTTTCCTTTGGGGAAAGTAGAGAACGCTGAATGGATTGCTCCCAGCGCACTACCCACGGATCAAGGGTGTACTTTACAAATTCCAGGGACTGCTGCTCGATATTAGAAAAGCTCGACTTTTCCAGGTCACCAACCATGTGGGGTGGCACTCGGAAAATTCGAGCAATTTCATTGATTTGGAATTTTCGGGTCTCCAGAAACTGGGCCTGCTCCGGTGAGATGCCAATGGGGGTGTACTTCATACCCTCTTCCAGCACCGCCACTTTGTTCGCATTCCAAGAGCCACCGAAGGTGGACTGCCAACTTTCCCGGACACGCTGAGGATCTTTGATCGTGCCAGGATGTTCCAGGACACCGCCAGGGGCAGCACCGTTGGCGAAGAACTTGGCACCGTACTCTTCACAGGCGATGGCCATGCCGATGGCGTTTTTTGCCATGGCGATGGGGCTGTAGCCCGCCAGACCGTCGAAACCAAGGCCGGGAATATGCAGCACATCCGATGGCTGTAAGGTCACGGCCGTCGTCTTGTGCTTGATAGCTTCGTCATCGCCCCTGTAATAGGTGTAGTACAGTTTCCCGTTGGAATCCCGGTCGACAGACATTCGGTTGGGCATCAACGGATACAGGGCAATGACCTCGTTTTTGCCGTTGCGGATAATCTGGGCGTAGGCGTTGCCCCAAAGGAGCAGATGGGTCATAAGGGTTTCCCGGAATACAAAGGAACTCATTTCCGGGTTCGGCTCGTCGTGGAGCAGATGATACAGCGGGTGGTCGATGGCTTTTTCCTTGCCACCGTTTTCCGTGTATCTGTATAGATGAAGTGGAAGCCCTGCCACCGCCTCCGCAAGGATACGGACACAGGAGTACACAGCCGTCATTTGCATGGCGGAGCGTTCCGTGACATTTTTGCCAGCAGACGATCCTCCCATGAAAAAAGTGTAGGTACTGCCAGGGGTTCGGTTTTGAGGCTTGTCACGGGATTTGAATAGGCCAGAAAGGGCGCTCATATTACATCACTCCTTAGATAAACAAAATGCCCCGGCTGTCATAAACCGAAGCACCATTATCGTTGCCACAGCGGATCGCACGGTCCAGAGCCATAATGGTTGCAACCGCACCGTCAATCTTTTCTGTGGATTTTTCCTTATCCGGTTTTATATTCCCAGCCGGGTCGGTTCGGATGAAGATGTTGTCCATCATCCAACGGAGTACGGAATGTCCACCGTGGGCGATTTTCTCTTCCAGAACCAGCTTCATTAATTCCTTGGTGGGCGGGGACATATCCTTGAAGCCCTGACAAAAGGGAACCACCGTGAAGCCCATGCCTTCCAGATTCTGTACCATTTGGACAGCACCCCAACGGTCAAAGGTGATTTCGCGGATATTGAAGCGTTCGCCCAGCCGCTCGATGAATTTTTCAATGTAGCCATAGTGAACTACATTGCCTTCGGTGGTCTGTAGGAAGCCCTGCCGCTCCCAGATGTCATATGGGACATGGTCTCTGCGAACACGTAAATCCAGATTGTCCTCTGGAATCCAGAAGTATGGGAGAATGGTGTATTTATCATCTTCGTCCTCTGGCGGGAACACCAATACGAATGCCGTAATATCCGTGGTGGAGGACAAGTCCAGTCCACCGTAGCAGACGCGGCCCTCTAAATCATCCTCAGAGGTGGCAAAGGCACACTTGTCCCATTTCTCCATGGGCATCCAACGAACGGCCTGTTTAACCCACTGGTTCAGGCGGAGCTGCCGAAACGCATTCTCTTCGCCGGGATTCTGCTTGGCGGATTCACAGGCATCTCTGACCTTGTCAATGCCAACTGTGATTCCAAGGGAAGGGTTGGCCTTCTTCCAAGTTTCTGGGTCTGTCCAGTCGTCGGATTCATCCGCTCCATAGATAACCGGATAGAATGTGTGATCAACTTTCCGGCCCTCAATGATGTCCTTGGCCTTCTGGTGTATCTCATAGCAGATGGACTTTGTGTCGTTGCCAGCGGTGGTGATGAGGAAATAGAGCGGCTGCATTCGGGCATCGCCGGATCCTTTGGTCATAACATCGAACAGCTTCCGGTTGGGCTGGGTGTGCAGCTCATCGAATACCACACCATGGGTATTGAAACCATGCTTGTTACCAACGTCTGCGGAAAGCACCTGGTAGATGCTCCCGGTGGGCAAATAGATGAGTCGCTTCTGGGAATCCAGTATTTTGACTCGCTTACTGAGCGCCGGACACATCCGAACCATATCTGCCGCCACATTGAATACGATGGATGCCTGCTGCCGGTCAGCAGCACAACCATACACTTCGGCGCGTTCCTCTCCATCGCCGCAGGTGAGAAGTAAAGCTACCGCAGCTGCCAGCTCCGACTTTCCCTGCTTTTTGGGGATTTCAATGTACGCGGTATTGAACTGGCGGTAGCCGTTTGGCTTCAGCGTTCCGAAAATATCCCGAATAATCTGCTCCTGCCAGTCGATGAGTTCAAAGGGCTTTTTGGCCCAGGTGCCTTTGGTGTGACAAAGGCATTCAATAAAGCCGACCGCATAGTCAGCGGCCTCCTTATCGTAGTGGGAGCCGTCGGCCATGAATCTGGTCGGCTTATACTTTTTCAGTTTTCTGATACACGGTCACCTCCAAAATGGGAATAAAAAACAGCCCAAACGGCTGCAACGAGGAAAAGAGCCTTTCGGCTCAATCCCCGTGGTGAAATGTATTTACTTGTTCACAGTTGAAGTTCGCCCGTCTGAGGAAAGCTGCTATGGATCGCTTGGATTATCTGTTCCTTCTCTGTGTCGCTGATGCCGAGAGTGCCGAGCGCCTCACGGGTACCGCAATCTGGGCAAATCTGGCGGTTATCTATGCGGGAGATTGATGGATAGCCCGTGTAAGTCTGCCCGCAACAGGGGCAGCATCGGGGGCGATTACTGGCGTTTTTCATTTACACACCTCCGCGCTTCTCATATAGGCGTCTAACAGCAGATTGCTGTCGAAACCAAAGTGTGTGTATCCTTCGTGGCAGACATTGAGATATTGTGCGGTAGGAATACCTAGCGGACGATCCTCATGCATGATGTAAACAAATGCATCCCGAGTCCGCACTTTCCCGGTCTTGATGCCCGTGATGGGAAGCCTCAGCTCCTTCTTGTAGTAGAAACTGGGGAAACCTTCATAGGAATCCAGTCGGCGTTCGTCGCTCGCCTGTACCGCCCACACGGCCACAGGAACGCAGCTCCCGGCCTGGGGCTCGATGGTGAGATAGGAGCCGTTTTTGCTCCCTTTGAAAAATAACTGGTAATCCTGAATGGTGGCGGTACCCACGATCCTGGCGGTCGGGCATCTGTATGCCATCTGCCGGATGTTGAGGTTACTGCCGTATGCGAGATAATAGCGCTGTTTCATGATAGTTCCTTCCTTTCTGAAGGGCTCACCCTTCTACCACCTAAAGACCGCCGAAGCGGTCCGTGAAAAAGGACGAAATTAACCGTTCACTTTCTGTCTTAACACACCTTCGCTGTAAAGGCGAGCCATTTCAGAAAGCGGCAGCGGCATGATCTTGGAAGCCTGACCCTCCCCGCCCAAAGCGA